ACCCCCTTGCGGCTTTACTTTTATTTGAGTAGTTCTGGCGGCAATACAGTTCGAAGGCTGCATCGGCAATATGGAAGCTGCCCCGGGACTACCATCATCCCCACATCCTCATCCCACAGCCCCGCCGATAGCTCGAACCGTTTCCCGTTCATTGCAATGTGCGTTGGGCGGGATGAATACTGTCCTGGGACGTGTACCCAAATTGCTTCAGTAATGCCAAGCGCTTTAGCGTTTTCACGCTGAATTGCCTGACTGACCTTGACGCTTTGATCAAGTGCCACACGCGCCGCACGGGCCGCACTAAAGCCCTGAGAGGCCGCAAGGGTGCTCTCAAGCTCTCTGTAGCTCATGCCCTCAGAGAGCCCGCTGGCGATCACGCTTTGAACCCTTTCGAGGTCTCCTGCGGCCATCTTTGTGATGAGCCCCGTGAACTCCTCGATCTTCTTTGGAATAGCTTTTGCCGCATGAGGGGTTAAGTACCGCCGACGGATGATCGGCACGGAATACTTTTCACGCAGGAACTCGGTTGAGATGCCCGCATCGTGCAGCGCCGATTGCTGCCTCGCGGACACCTCGAGCGCGCACGTGCGGACAAACCATTCCGAAATTTTTTTGGCTTCGACGCCGGCTTTTACCAGCAGGCGGGCAATCCGCTCCGCCATGTCGACGCTCATATGCTGTGCGGAAAGCGCGGCAAGCGCACTGGGAAGCAGTTTCCGTTGCTCTCTCAATGTCTTTGCTATCTCCGCTTTGCTTAACGCTGCGTCATTCGCTAGCACGCCCCGGTCGATCAATTCGCCCAATATCTCCAGCGCGGCCTCATTGATCAGTCTGCGAGACAGCGATTTCAGGCGCTTTTCAAGGGCCTTTCGCGTTCCGGCATTCGGCTCAATGGCTGGGATCGTTCTGGGCTTCTGTTTCACGCTCAGTCTCCAATTGACGCGACTCATCCGGGGGATTTGCTTCCGCCTTCTGCTGCGCCGCTTCCATCAGTCGAGCGAGGGCGCTTCCGTCCCCGTAGTCGTGCCCGATCATTTCCTCTTCATCGGCATCCGGCATTTCATCGTCGAGGAATTCAAGCCCCATGGATGGATCTTGCTTAGCCGCCCTGCGGACTTCTTCAGCGCTGATCGCCTGAATCTGAGCAAGTGTTCCAAGCATGCCGGCGCGAGCCTGCGCGGTCATTGCGCGCGAAGACTCTTGCTCTTCACCGAGCTCGTTGAAGACAAAAGAAATTCCGTTATCGATGTCGCCGTACTTGACCAGCTGAATGCACTTCAAGCACTTCAGAATCGCGTCTCTGCGAAGTTCCTGCTTCGATCGAATGTGATCGTAGTAGTTTCGGATGTCGCTTTCGCCCGTCGCGTTGAAGCCGCTGGGGCTGATGCCCAGAAGCTTCACCGCCGGGGTGCGATTGATCGCGGCGATCATTTCGAGCGACTGGCGGACAACGTCTGTGCATCCGGCCATGCTGGTCTGAACATTGAGCACGTCTTCGGAGTCCTTGTCGCACGCGAACACAGAGTTGTTGTCGCGATAGCGTTGCAGGGCCGCCATTTTGGCATCCAGCTGTCTGATGCCATCGGGAGCGCCCATGAAGGCATCAAACTCCGTCTTGTAGACAAGCAGTGAGATCTTTTTCAGCAAATCAGCCGTATAGACGCGGCACTGATTCCAGTGCAGAACGTAGTCCCACAGGATTTGAGCTTGCGGGATTCCCAGAAAGTTGTATGCGGGCCTTAGAAGCGTCGGGGGAGGGTTATCCAGCAAAGGAATAAGCCGAGAAGCGTGAACAAGCTTCCCCAATACCCACCATTTCTTAGGCTTCATGAAGTCGCCCTTCAGAGGATCAGTCGAGTTGTATTCGCCCAGCGACACATTCACCGGATCAACGACTACGAACTTGAGATTTGTCTCGGGCGTCAACTCGGCCGAATTCTCGTTTATCGCGAGCGGCAGATCCAGCTTGTCAGAGCCGGTATCGATGAAGATGAATGCGCCGCCCATATAGCCGGTCAGCGTTGCCGCTTCATGGAACAACTCCCGCAGGTGATACTCCGTTTCCTGAGCGTCCTGAAGTTCTTCAGCGCGCGCCCCGCTGTTGTCGCCGCCGGTGACGGTAATCCACTCGCGGGTAACGTCATCAGCCACAGTCTGCACGCATGCTCGAATCATGCCGTTCTGCGCGATCTGTTGAAGAGCGCCATAACCGACAAAAGAGGTGACGGGGTATTGCCCCATGTCGAAGGCGTGTTGCTGAAGGCTGGAGAAGATCATATCGAAACCGCCCATCGAGTTGAATGCGGCATCCATCGCTAAACGCTCTTCCCGTGGCGCCCCCATCGTAACTGGCAGTGCGAACTCCTTCTTTACGGCCTCAAGCGACCGGAACGCTTCCTGCGTACGAAGGGGGATTCTCAGCATTTCAGCCGCCCGAACATCGGGCGCGCGCCCCCTCGTAGTAAGCGAAGAGCCATCCGGCGAAACCGTGAATTTATTTCTTTTCTTCATCTCAATTTCCCGAATCACTTTTTTGGGCGGAAGTTCTCTTTATGCCTTCACTAGCCTAGAACCACGTCTTAATCTTGTCGATAGCGTCCACAATCTGATTCAACCCAAAGCCAATAGCGGCAAGAGATATCCCATACGCGAACAGCTGGCCGTAAATCGGAAGATCGTGAGTGCTCATAAACTTCATTAGGTTAAATTTGGGTAAAATCTTCATGTCTGATCTCTTGCATCAGATACGAAAAACCCCGCAAAGCCTGTCCGCTTGCGGGGTTTGGTTTTTATTGCCTTGTCGCCAGCAAAGCCAGATTGCTTAAGTGCATCTTCGGGGCTGTTCTCCGATTCAGGTCGGAAAGGGCTTGGGTGCAGCTGTCAACCTGATCATCGTGAGCCCCGGAGGGAAAGCTCAACAGTTCCGGGATGAACTCTTGTTCGACCCACGGGCATAAGCTCGGGGGCGGCAAATAAACGTTCCTCGCCTCCCACAGAGTCGTTACCGCGCTGGCTCTTGCTTCCTTAGATTCCTTAGGGACAATCGGGACAATGCCAGTTACTTCACGCTTTAGGGTGGAGATAATCGCGGGGCCGTTCGCCTTGTCTTCGATGAGCTTTCGCGTCACGCGCGGCCATTTTTCTGCCGCCGCAAGAAACTGTTGGCACGTCTTTACGAAGTCCCAGCGCCCACGGAATTGATCGAGCAGATAGAAAGAGCCGCCCTTGCGCCCCCATACCTGCCCTACCACGTAGTCCGATGTCGCGGATTCCTTGAAGGTCATGTCCCACGAAATGCAGGAAGCATCGAACACTTTGGGAAGCGTTGCGGGATCCCAGTATTGAATCCAATCAGCCTTAAACAGCCCGCCGCCATCCGGTACCGGACTTTGCTGATAGAGCGCCGCCCAATCTCTCGAGCCGATATTCGCCTTGATCTGCAACAGCACGTCGAGCGGGTATCGCTCGGGGTGCAGTGCCTCTCCGGCCTTTCGGTGCGGCTCATCATGCTCCGCAATTGCCGGGTAATTGATGATCTGCCAATGATCTCCCGAACCATCCTTGTCGCGCTCTATGAGGCGACCGACGATGTCATCAAGGTGCCATCTCGTCAACATGACAATAACGCCGCCGCCCGGCGAGAGGCGCGTGTACGCCGTGGATGTGTACCAATCCCACAGTGAATCGCGCACCGTCTGAGAATTCGCTTCCTTGCGGTCCTTCAGCACGTCATCCAAACAAAGGATGTCCGCACCCATACCGGTGATGCCGCCGCCAACGCCGCAAGATCGATAAGCGCCTTTAGACCCTACGATCTCGAATAGCTCAGCAGTGCGCAGATAGGCAACGTCAGTTTTAACGCCCTTCCCTGCGATCTGCGTGGCCGGGAATATGTCTTTGTATTCCGGACTATCGATGATTCTTTGAACGTCTCTGCTAAATCGCTGAGAGAGATCAGCGGAATAGCTGGTAGCAATGATCTGCAAGTCAGGGTACCGCCCGAACGCGTACGCCGGAAAAGCCCTCGAAACCAGCTGGCTCTTACCTGAGCGCGGCGGCATGCAGATAATCAGCCGTGGCGACTTCTTAGCCACAACATCCGCTAAGAACTTATCCAGCGCTTGACAGATTTCCGCATGCACCCACCCGAGCATATAGCCCGGTGTCGTATAGGTAACGAAAGGAGCCAATGCGCGTCGGGCGGCCCTGATCTTGAGCTCGCGCTTTGCAGCGCGAATTAGTTCGGGCTTCAGCTGCATCATCGTACCTACAGAGAAAACCAATTGCGACTTGAATATCTCTCAAGTTTGGAACCCCCATCGTTCCTAACAAAAGCCCCTGGGGAGTGATGATCCTCAGGGGCTTACTTTTTATTCCTTGCTGGTCTCTTCGGGCTCAATATTCAAGCCGGCGATCTTCAGCAGCATTTCGTCTGACATTTCAGCAACCTGTTCTTCCTCGCGCTTGTTCGTGCGCCTGATTTCTGCAGTGATCTTGCCGCCCTTGCGTCGAGCGACGATCTTGAGCCGCGTTTCTGCCTGCAACTTACTCCTAGCAACGTTGTCAAATTTCCTTCTGCTGGTGCTCGTCCCTTTTTCCGTCATAGATTCACCAGACTCTTCATCTGCGTTTCGAGAGTCCGATAAGTCAATCGCCTGATCCTCAAGCACCAAGTCGCCGAAATCGCGCGCGCGCGCGAAGCGTCGGGCGAACTCATCTCGATGCTCTGTCCATGTGTATATTTGATGAGGCTTAAGCCCGAGATCCAGACAGATCGCCGTAAGAGTTTCTCCATCCATAAGGCGCTGGAGTACCTTCTCGGCTATCTCGTCGCTGTATTGAACGGGTAGCTTCTGGCGAAATACACCAGTAGAGATCTTTTGTGCGCTGGTCATCAGGCACCTTCCTATGGTTTTTCTCTTTTGCTATACGTGAGGAAAAGGTAGGGCACGACTGCCCCCCCCGTTTGATGGTCAGCTTGCATGAGTGCTCTATTTTTTTGCTCTTCGCTTTCCCTTAAGACAGTACAGACACCTCAATCCGGTCAAGGATTGCGATCTGATGCTGGGGTATACTGTCGTTCTGCAAAGGGGTTTCGCGACCGCACCGTATTCGGGATACGGCAGTATGGGGCGAAACCTCTTTAATTTTATGTGTGGGTTGTATGGGATCGGCCTTAGCGATTTCGTGAAACTTACTTTGAGGTTCATATCCTTGCCTCATGATTGCCGCCGTAAGTTCAACTCGCATTGTTTTTCCGCCGACTTCAAATATCCCTACCGCATACTCAAAATGATCTACGTCGGTGTGATGACCGTCTGGCGGAGATTTGTGATCAAGACGCGCACTCTCAAACAACTGAATAAGATGTGGAAGGAGCTTTGCCTTATCGGCGTTGATCCTATTAGCAACTTCACGTAACCCCGTCTTTGTCATAACCAAGAATCGAGCCCCGGGGAAAGCTTTCGGAGAATTGACCGCCTTATTTGCATAGTGATCAAACAAGTATGACTTAGCTCGCTTCCCTAATGACAACTCTGACATACCTTTACTCGTCGAGTACTCGTCTAGAGTAGGAAGATCGGACTTAAGGGAATAGGCAATCTTTTCCTTTAAAATTTTTCCCGCCTTCCAGAACGGTCTCCCGTTTCGAACAAAGATATGAGCGCCGTTGACGGTAATCCATCCGTTCTTTTTGTCTTCGGCAAGATGATTTTTGCTTCTCGTATATCGAATACCATCCGAGAAGGCAATCCCCATTCGGAAGGCAAGTTCTTCATTCATGATTGCCTCCCGTTGATGGTGTTGATGCCGCTCACCAGAGCACCATAGCGCCGATTCCTACGGCTCCGATTACAAGCGCGACGACCGTCATTAAGTTGATCCCCCGAAGCATAGCGCCACGCCGTTTAATGACGATTTCTATGTCCTTGATGGCAGAGTCGTACCGTTTTAGAACGTCATCGGAAAATCCGGGATTTTGAGCAGACTTCAACCATGCGAAATAGCCCTTAATGGCTCCGGTCTTGAGATTGGCGCCGCTCATGAAAAGGACGCTCATGAGGAGTGATGCCGCAAACAATCCTGCCGAAACTATTGGGCAGACGAGCGCAATGCTGGTCACCGGCTTGAAAATTTGCCATGAAGCAATATGAGCGGCAAGCATCGCCGCCGAAAACGTTTCATAGAAAATGAAGAGAGATCGTTGCTGAGGTACGAGCGTACTCATCAGGCGCGTTAGATCTCTATCCGCAAGGTCAATCAATATCCGTTCTTCATCAGTCATCGACATCACGCAATACCCAATCAAAGCGTCCAGTATGACATAGCGACATGTACGAAAAACGAAGTCATGGCTGCGAAGCCGGAAGCGCAGCGATTGACAGGCCAAAGAAGAAGACCCATCGAGAAATTCGCCAAACCATCGGTAAATCGCTTTCGTACTTCTGCGAGCTCTTTTATCGGCTGTTAGTCAATCCCGAGCTTTCGGAAAAACGCAGCATTTCTTTGTTTAGCAAGCTCAAGCATCTTGTCAAAGGTCAACACATGTACCACTGCGCCGAGCTTGTTATAAAACTTATAAAAATGCCCACTTGCCACAAGAGCAAAGTCATCATCTTCTAAAAACTTCTCGAATTCCTTGGAAATATCGATGATGACGTACGCTTCGACCTTGTCACGGGTTCGAAGCGGCCGGCCATAAAAGGTAACGAGATCCTTTCCATTCCCTGACAGCCTGTTAATGTAGGACTTAATCTGTTCAATACATTCTTTGTCTGTTCTGCCGGGCCTTTTAAACTCAACAATCGTTAATTCGCCGTGGGGATCTTCACCAGCGACAAACGGAACCGCCTTATCCAACGACTCCTTAGGCGCGTCAGCCCAGAAACTTTTGAAAACAGCCAAATCCGGACGATTCTTGTCTCCTTCAAGACCGGCAAAACGCTTCCAGTCCTCAAACGGCAAATCACTGGCAAGATAGTTGTGGAAAGCCAGACGATCATCAAGAAGCCACAAGTTTGAATCCAATAGCCTTTCGTCAGAAGAATCAGCCCTCATCGGAACGATCAGACTATGAAGCGTCGCCTCAGTGTTGTACTTGCCGTCACCCCTATAGCCAAGTGCCTTCTCAAAGCACTTCAAAACGGATTTTCTTCTGGCTACGTACGAAGCAAGGTCCATGGCCTTTGCTGCGACCGCGCTGTCTGACATGATGGCCTTTTGCAACTCTTCAACAGCCTGCCAGCCGCCATCAACATCAACTTTTTGAGACGCTTGTTCGATGTCTCTGTCTACCCGATCCTCCATCTCAGCCCGCGCATTCCGCAAAATTTTTTTCTGATCTAAGCGCGTTGCATCCGGAGGAATGACAATGGTATTTCCAAGAGCCCTTAACGGACTGAATTGAGGGAATTCTTCAAACGCCCTTTCTAATGCCAGCTTGTTTTCGTCTTCGGCTTTATCAAGTAGATGGCGGAGGAACTTCTCCGCATGCGGCCAAAGAGCCTCTGACATTTCTTCAAAAGATGGCATCTGAAACAACTCAGCCTTGCTGTCGCCCTTTGAATGATTTTCTGGAATCGTGAAACCTTCTCTTTCGGGCCTGACATTGTTATCCAGATACGCCGACTGAACAATGCACAGGAATTTCTGCCCATCGGAAAGTGCGTTGTCAAAGATAGGATGTTTGCGGAAGATTTTCTTATCGACTCTGGCAACTCTTCCGTTGGCGCACCAAAATATTCCTGAATTAACCGGAATCCCGGACCGGTGAATGTCAAGTGAGCTTTCGCCGATTTTGTTCTTAAAAAGTAGGTTGTAGTCTGAGCTCAGTGAGGGCTTTGCCCTCTCCGCCTT